TCTGACTTATTGGTAGTAGCTGCAGGTAATCTCGGAAAGGCGATCAGATTTACAGGTAGCAAGATTCTTAGCGTAGACGGGATGAAAATGTGGTACAATCTGTTTAAAAATAATCATGTTATTAGCGTTTATGATAATAAATCAGATCAGTATGCGGTCAATAACGTGACTTCAATAGAAGAGTTGGAAAGATATTGGAAAGATCACCCCGATTACCAACGTTACCAATATGTACTTTCAGAGTCACATTCTGCAATTTTTATTCGTGGAGATTTCACTCTAACTGAGTGGAAAAGGCTTTCGGGGTGGCCATTGGTATGAACATTCAACAATAATAGAAAAACACAAATGTCAACTGAACAATACAACTTACAAACAAAAACAGATTACTTATCCAGAAAGATGTTCTTGGACCCAGCTGGTCCAGTTACTGTACAGAGGTTTGAAGAATTTAGATATCCTAAAATTTCTAAATATGAAACCACACAACGGGGATTTTTTTGGGTTCCAGAAGAAATATCATTGGTAAAAGATTCCAATGACTTCAAAGAATCCAGTGAGGCTATCAAACATATCTTCACGAGCAACCTGTTACGACAGACAGCACTAGACAGTATTCAAGGAAGAGCACCTAGTCAGATATTTGGTCCAGTTATTAGTATTCCCGAACTAGAGGCATTAGTGTCTGCTTGGTCATTTATGGAAACGAACATTCACAGTCGGAGTTACAGTCATATCATTAGGAATATCTACCAGGTACCTAAAGAAATTTTCAATGGTATTCACGATACCCAAGAAATCATTGATATGGCCTCATCTGTGGGTAAATACTACAATCGTCTTCACAAGATAAATTGTAAAGTAGAGAGTGGGGTTGAAGTTGATCAACGTGACCATATTAAAGCTATTTGGTTAGCTCTTCATGCTAGTTACGCTCTAGAAGCGTTTAGATTCATGGTATCATTTGCCACTAGTTTAGCAATGGTAGAAAACAAGATATTCATTGGCAACGGTAATATCATTAGTTTGATTCTTCAGGACGAAGTTCTTCATAGAGATTGGACTGCCTACCTTATCAATCAGGTAGTCAAGGATGATTCTAGATTCTCAGACATCAAAGAAGAATGTTCAACAGAAGTCTATTCTATGTATGAGGAAGTTATCCTTGAAGAGAAACAGTGGGCAGACTACTTGTTTACTAAGGGACCGGTTATCGGGTTGAATTCTCGTATTCTTAAAGACTTTGTTGACTACACTGCTTTTAATGCACTCAAGGAGATTGGGATTAAATACACTAGACCAGCACCCAAGACTACTCCGATACCTTGGTTTACCAAGCATACCAATAGTTCTACTAAACAAACTGCTCTACAAGAGTCAGAAAGTACTAACTATGTTATTGGGGCAATGTCTGACAGTGTTGACTACGATAAATTACCAGTGATTTAAGGAGAATGAAATATGAGTAAAGCCATAGTATGGAGTAAAGATGGATGTGGACAATGTGTCCAAGCACTAACGGTGTTGAAGTCCAGAGGAATAGAAATTGAAGAAAGAAAAATTGGTGGGGACTACACCCGCGAACAACTACTAGAGGTAGTACCCAGTGCTAGAACCTTACCACAAATTTTCATTGATGATAACTATGTTGGTGGGTTCAGAGAACTTAAAGAAATGTTTTACACACACGATTAATTATGATTACTGATACAAATACTGTTTATTCTATTAAGATGATTTCTGGAGAAGAAATCGTAACCAAGATCCTGTCTGAGGACGACAATTCTTACACTTTATCCAAGGTGTTAGTTGCTGTTCCTAGTCCACAAGGACTTCAGTTGATTTCTTGGTTGTTTACGACCAATCCAATGAACGACATCGTTGTTAGTAAGAATCATTGTCTTACTATTGGTGTTAGTCGTGATGAAGTTCGTGATGGTTACATTGAAACTACTACAGGCATCAAACCTGTTACAAACAAGATTCTTTACGGTTAGTTTGAATATCTATTGCCCTTCTTAAAATTATCCATTGCCCACAGTGGTTGAAAATTGGTGTAATGGTTAAGGGCAATAATTTCTTCTTCTGTATTACCCCACGATACGGGTGTAATATGATCAAGATGCCAATCTCCATGATTATCCCAAGACATTCCTTCTGTAAATTGACTTTCAATGTGTATTTTGAATTCTTCATTTGAACAACCTAAGATATCATATGTTTTAGATTTTTTATGGAATCCATTATTAGATATGACCCTTCGTATTAGTGATCTTATTCGTTTTCTTAGCTTGAATAGATGATCAACCTTAGTTCGATTTCGTTCATATTCATTTTGTAATTTTCTTATATTATCTCGATTAGTTTGGTAATAATTTTTGTTGTAATTTGGATTTTTGATGTTCCATTGTGTCCGATATTCATTACGTGATTCTTTATTTAAGACATTGTATTCTTTGCATTTTTCAAGGATTAACTTTTTATTATTAATATAATAATTTTTTTGACACGATTTACAACAGTAATTGTATCCATCCTTGCTAGACTTGTTAATACAGAATTCTGTATGGGGTTTTGAGATTTTGCACTGAGTGCAAACTTTGGAATAAATAGTCATGTTGATGCCTCCCTTCGGCGTTAAAGTAGTTGGGGATTACAGTCCCGCGAACTACATTATTATTTATTAAATATCAACTTAGAGGTAAAATTATGTCTTCTATGCCAGTACAAAGAATGGGTGATATGAACACCAGCGGTGGTATGATTATGGAAGGAGAAAAAAGCGTTATGGTAGAGGGATTTCCTATTGCCACCGCTTTTATGACAGTTTCTCCTCATTACAACCACTATGGAATGTTAACGACTGCTACTCAGTACACTGTTATCTGCAATCGTCAAGCTGTTGTAAAAATGGGTGATCCTGATACTTGCGGTGATATTAGAGTTGGTGGTGCTTCTACGGTGTTATTGGGTGGGAGTTAAATGAATTTAACTCCGCTTCAAGTCAATGCTGCATCTGGTTTGTTAAAGAATCAGGGTTTGACTGCCAACACTAAAAATAACTCTGGGTATGTTATCTATTTGACCAGTGATCTGATCAGACCATTGGTTGAAACAATCGAATATGCTAAAGCTAATTCCAATGCTGTTCTTGCTCAGTCAACCATAACATCATTGACCAGTTTATCAACAGCATGTCCTCCTCTGTGTGATGGTGGGAAAATTAAATTAACGGATACATCGTCTACATCCAACATTTATACCACCTTAGGTGTTACATCTTGGAGAGATAAAAAGATAGCCAATGTTATTCATTCTAATATTACTTTGAAACCTAACGTTGACATAAACAGTTGTTTCATTGACGCGACTGTTGATGGAAATTGTCTTGCTAATGCATTAACAATTTGTGCAAACTTGACTCCTCTTGCTAGTTATGAAAACTTAGCAGTTCCTCCACCAACTGAGATAACGTACACTGATTTTGATATCCATGGTTGGTTTAAGAACCAGGAACTGACTGGTGGTGTTCCTGGTCCAGCATTATTGATTTCTGATATATGTGAACCAGGAGACAAAAGATGGAAGTGTACCTGTTGGGCTACTGCTGGTAGTGGAGGGAATTTTGTAGCAGATCTTCATCAACTGTATTTGGGTAGGGGTGATTATACGATCTTTGTTCAGGCTTACAACTTGGCTCAAGGATACATTGCTCAGTCTAATCAATTTATTGATGGCGCAGATCTTGGTCAATCTTATTTGTACAACACGTTCAATGGTATGTCTGACTTGATTACGGGTTCCATATCATCCATCAATCCAAACATCAAAGGGTTTGCTGGAGATTTGTTGAATCTTGGTAAATTGATTAATATGAATACGTTGGAAGATTTAGGAAGTCCACTGGGGTTAGTCCGACAAATTGTCAATGTGGTTGGATATTTACCAGTATTATCTATTGCTTTTTTATCAGTAGGGATTCCTCAGAATGTAATTGGTTCTATCGGAGATCCCAATGCTAATGTTACTGATGAGACTCAAAAGTTAATGTACATTGCGTTAGAACAGATAAAAGGATCTGCTCTTGATCAGATATTAAAGGTTCTTCAAGTAAAGACTACTGGGTTTGAAAATGCTGCTGACTTGTTAAATCCAGTATTTCTATTCCCACACAGTTACACTACAATGAAGACATTCACTCCTGATGGTTATCAACCTATCTACATCAACAACCAGGGAGGGGTCAATAGTTCTCTTGAGACTAAACTTCCTGCCTATGTATTAAGGAGTACTGCATAATGATTGCTTTTGATCGGTTAGAACAAATCATCCCACAGAATATTGCTCTGGCTAATAAAGCCTTGTCGGTCAGTTTACAACAGGTATCTAAGTTACCAAATATTCAATTGAGGGAGTTAGCTGGGGCAACCGCTCCACTGAGGACGTGTAGTGATCTACCATTGGTAAACGCCCTCACGGTTCCGGTTCCTCTTGAAGTTGTAAATTACTTCAACAATGAGGTTGCCAAAGGTTCTGGACCTAATGGTACATTACAGATCGTTGACTTTTTTGGATCGTTAGCAGGTGTGTCTGGATTGAACTACATTGCCATAGTTAACACTATTTCAACGATGGATGTTGCTAAACTACAAGCAATTTACAATTCAATGTTGTCCACCGTCAAGGGATTCTATGGATCTAGTCCTGTAACTATTCCTGCAGGAATTCCAGGTGCAGGAACTTATCCTAATATCAATAATGCGTTTGTTAGTTCCCTGATTCCTATTGCCAAAACGGAAATCACAAATCTGATTGCTTTGTATCCATCTCAAACCAAACTGATGAATGCAAAATGGAACTCCTCTCAGAATCAGATAACCACTGAACTCGAACTTCAGAAAGAAGCTGGTATTGATTGGTGTGAGTTGGACCCAGAAAATAAAACTGCCATGTTGGGTTGGATTAGAAATTTACCCTCTCAAGGTCTTGACACTCGTCCTGGTGGTACACACTGGTTCCTTCAGTCTATTGCTGATATGCGAAATCTACCAGGTCAGTCTATTATCGGTTGTCTCCGTCAGGGAGTCAATCAATTTTCAATGAGTAAAACTGGTATCAATTCTGCTATGGATATCCCGATAGATGTCACCACCGTAGTGTCTAACTCAGAGGAGACGGGGTCTGGTGGTAGCGCTATCCAAGGTCCTCGATAAAGTTGAAAAAAGTTTCAAAAAAGCTTGACAAGATAGATTTTTTAGAGTAAACTATCTAGGAAAGTTAGACATCTACTGGAGAAAATTATGAAAACTGTTTTATTTGTTGCTCTTCTTCTCGTTAGTTCTGTATCAAATGCTTGGTACGGTGGTGGTTATGGTTATGGCGGTGGGTTCTATGGTGGTTACGGTTATGGTGGTTATCCCTATGGAGCATACGGTGCTATGGGTTACGGTTGGGGAATGATTCAAGCTCCTAGTTTTAACTACAATACCGTGATTCAACAGAGTCCTCCTATTATTATCAACAATAATGACCAGAATTATCAACAGCCTCGTCCACAGTATCAACCACAACAACCACAGTACAACAACTGCTACAACTGTCGTTAAATTCAACCTTGGAGTTTT